AACGAGCTAAGTTAGCAACAAGGCTATAAACATCTGTGGTGCTAGCAGATCGAGCAGTAAGTTCGTAATCTCCCGGCCGATCAATCTCACCTAACCCTGAGTTTTCAGCATTTTCCCAAGTCGTTGTTGGAGTATAAGCTGCCCAAGTTTCAGCAGCCGGTACTTCATTCCATTGGTCAAATAGAACATCTTGCAAAATCTCATAAATTTGATCGCCGTCAAAATCTTTAGATAATACGCCTTCAGTAAGCGTTTTAGGCAGTTTAGATAAAGCACCTAATGCTGTGACCGTAATAGCTTGAGTGATGGCTGGTTCGCCTGTTTTGACGGTTACATCGATATCTGTGACATCTCCACCAAAGATAGGGATATAAGTGCCAGTCGAGTCTTTAACCTTGACTACTACTGAATCATTGACATCAAACCCTGTTGCACCTTCATTTAAGTTCAAAATGGTAAATCGGGTATATCCGGCAACCGGCTGAGAGTAAATATCTGTGCGACCAGAAGTAATAGTTAAATCGGCAATGGTTAGGTTAGTAACATCCCCACGCCCGTTAACTTCAACTGCGTAATCTGGAGTCCATATTGTCATGCAAAAGCACCAGCACCCAAAGTTCCACGATAAGAAGATTGATTAAGTACGCTTACGATTTGACGAGCTGTTGACTCTGAATCGATTGCCCCATTTACAGTAATGTTAACCGCTTGCCCTGAAAATCCTCCTCCTGAAGGAGACGGGGTAAATGGAGTGTTAATAATTCCGGGCGTGCTAAAACTTGCGTTAGAAGCATTGTTAAAACCTAAAAGGTTTCCTACTGCGCTTCCTGCGCCTTTGACAAAATCAACAATTCTTTTAATAGCATTAAAAATAGATGTTAGGGTTTGAAGGAAATTAGCAAACTGATCGATAACTGTGGAGATGATAGTTCCGACTACCTTAAAGGCTACCCCCAAAGTTTGGCTAAGAGCCGGAGCAAGCACAGCACCAATAAAGACTGCAATAGCCTTGATAAGTGTGAAAAATGGCTCTAGTTTATCGCTGTTGCGTTGGATGGCATCTCTTATCAAATTGAACCCTGCGACCAAGCCATTAAAGGCTGGCAAAACTACAGCCTTAATTGCTGTGGCAACGGATCCCACTTTGCTCTTAAAACTATCCTCACCATCGCTGGCAAAAGCATTGCCTAATTCCTCGATGATTGGCAAAAGGTTGGTGGCAAAGAATGTTGTTAATTGAAGCACTATCGGCAAAAGAGCTGTTCCAATTGTTGTCTTAACATTTTCGATCTGGGCTGCAAGGATTCTCTGTTGGTTGGCTAACCCTGCCGAGGTTCTCTCAAAATCTCCTTGGGCAAGTGATGTCTGTTTGTAGATAAGAGCTTGAGCAGCCAATACCTTTTGCTGTGGGGTAAGAGCGTTTTTAGTGGTGCTAATAATTCCTAATTCAAGTGCGGCTTGACGAAGGCTAGCATCGTTAAGTAATACGCCGTATCGTCTCAAAGGTTCAGCTTCACCTCTTAAGGCTGAGCCAATAGCATTGATTGCATCTTCTGGACTTGTATTGTTAAATGAAGCTAAGTCTGAAGCAAGCTCTGTAAAGTCTGTTGAGAACTTAACTAAGTCTTTTCCGGCTAATCCAGCCGAGCGACCAAATATTGCAAAGTTAGAAGCGGCATCAAGTGCCTGTTGCTTTGTCTGTCCAAGTCTTTTAGCTGCCGTTGCAGCAAAGGCTTCAACCTCTTCCGCAGAATCTCCAAATATTTCACCAGTCTTGGCGATTGTTTCTGATAGATCAGATGCGGATTTTACTGCATCTACACCGAACCTAACAGCAACGCCACCTGCTACCGCAAAAGCGGCAGCGGCAACCTTGGCAAAACCTTTAATTTTTTCGCCAAAACTAGTGACTTCATTATCAGCCTTGTTTATATTCTTGGTAAAGTTATCTATGTCAGCAAGGAGTTTAAGCGTTAAGGCTCTACTTGTACCAGCCATTATGTCCACTCCTTCAAAATCTTATCAAACGATTTAGTCCACTCAGCTACGATGTAAGGCTGAATCTTGCGAAGCGTTGGATAAATAAACCAACCTTTAGAACCGCGACCTTCACGCCCTGACCAAACTGGAAACTGCTTATACCTGTTAGATCCAAACTCTGAACCACCCCAAATATCTTTGGTAGTAGCACCACCGCTAAACTTTTGAGATGCAAATCCATAAGTAATCTCACCAATCCGAGATGACTTCTTAACACGAGAACCTTCTGCAATGCGACTGGCTACTGCTCGAGAGTTAATTCCCGATGCAGTACCAATCACCTCTTTGCGAGCGTATTCTGCCAAAGCCCCGGACTGGCGTTTGGCTTCTTGCGTTGCCTGGTCATCCATGTTTTTAAGCGCCTTAAACACGGCACGAAGTTCGGTTTTATCGAAGGCTATTTGTTCAGCCATGATTCCTCGCTTCTAGTATTTCTAACGCTGTTAAAATATCTTCTGCCGATTGCCACTCTGACATTGGTATATGAGTAGCTATTGACAGTTCAATTAAGAGTCGGCTTACGCTTCCTCTTGGATGACTTTTGGGTCATCGCCTCCCACCTCGACATCTGCCACCGATTCCATCCAAGTCTCTAATGGCTTTATGCTCTTTCCGCCTGCCTCACGCTTCATTGCTGAATGTGTTACAAACAGAATATCCCACATGCCACCAAAGTTAGAGATAACCTTTTTAGTTGTCATCTCCCACTTGGCGTAGTCTGGTGGTTTGACTAGATAAGTATCTTCAGACCCATCATTATATTTAATTGTTATTTGTTGTTGCATTGTTTGCTCCCGATTCTACTAATTAAAATGCTTCTGTTGGTATTCCGATAACTTGGAATGATAGAGATACAGTCTGTGCATCTGGTGCAGTTCCGCCTGCTGATGGCCATGATGGCAATACTTGGAAACTAAATACTGCGCCTGATGCTGCTGTGAATACTGTGTTGATGCCTGTGTCTGGTGCTGACTCTGATACGCCCCATAGGATCTCACAAAGAGAACCTGTTGCGCCCCAGTCTGCCAACATTTCAACATTAAATGTGAAATTGTTATCCGTCACTTTGAAGGATTTTCCATCGAGTGTCTGATAGGTTTCGCGAGTCATTTCGCCGATAAGCGTTGCTGATGTTGCCTGTGCATCGAAATTGTTACCACCAATGGTAAAGGTAACATCCCGACCAGTAATTACTGTGGTAGCCATATTTTCTTCCTTTAGTTTGTTTGTGTGTAGTAGGTGGAAACTCTGATGTCAGCCACTAAAACATTAGATGGCCCCACTTGAGTAACCGTTGGTTTGTCAACCGTTCCGACTGCATACCCGGCTGGGATTACCTTCAGAACGCTTATTACTAGCTGCTCGAGATTGTCAAGCGATGCAGGGTTACTATTATAGGCAACCGCTACAGATATAACGATATTGATCTTAGTCCGTATCTGAGATTTCCCCAGAGTCTCTAATTCAAAATAAGGTGAATCTGGAACCATTACTACGAAAGGAACCATTGGAGCTTCTGGAACATAGGCATAGACATTGCCAGCAACGGTTGCAAAGGCTGTTGCTAATGGCTGTCTAATTGTGTCTAAAATTGTGTTGGGCATTACTGCACCATTGAATCGGTATCAATAAATGGCCCTAAAAGTCCTGACACTCTATTGAATAGACTGCGACCTAATCTATATGGGCTCACTTGAGTAAAATCTATGCCTTCGATCTGACCACCCGGAGCGATACGACTCTGGAATACTTCTACTGATACTGCTAATACTGCTGACTCTACGGCTGCGTTTCCAACATAAGTTGAAGCGCCTGAAAGAGTTGCTAAGCCTGAAGGAATTACCTTGCGCTCTGTAACATCTGCGCTAGTAATTGCTACAGTAAAGTAACCGTTAAATTCTCTGTAAGCACCGTCTAAATAAATGCGTGAACTTGATCGAACTATGAAATCCTCTACATCAATGTTGCTTGATTCAATAATTGTAAAAGTTCCGTTGAATGGGGAGCCTACGCCTGTAATGACTACGCTCTGACCCTCTGAGAAGTTGTTATCGCCTAGAACTCCATAAGTTGCAATGTTATCTTGCAATGTAACTGTGTCGATAGGACTTGAGTACTTAACAAGCATTGGCAAGATTACTGACTCTGCTGTGTCGATTACATCCGTTAAATAAGCATCGTTATAGAGAGAATTGGAAACGCCAAGCACAGAGCGTAATTCGGCTGGTGTGACTATTGTTGCCATTTCCAATTCCTCTCGTTAAACGACTGGGGGAGCGATCGGGAGCAACCGCCCCCCCATGATTAGTGTGTGGTTTTTAGGAAACCATGTAACGGTATGATCCAGCGCCTAGCTTTGTGGCAACTGCTCCATAGCCGTAATATCCAACTTGTACTGCGCCAGTTGAAATTAGGTTTGTCTGTAGTGATAGACGAGGTGACTCGTACCATGTGTAAGCATCTGGGTTGATAACGATTGCTGTGTTATCTCCAAGTCCTGCTGTGTCTGTCAATGCGCGTGATACGCGAAGGTTTAGACCGAGAAGGTTACCGCGAACTGCTGTTGCAGTTAGGTCTCCGCCTGCGTTCTGTGGGTTGATTGTTTGCTGGAAGATTGGACGGTTTGAACCATCGACCAAGCCCATCAATGCGCCCCATTGTTCTGGTGAGACTACGATGTTCTGAGCAAATCCAAGTGTTCCCTTGTAGATTGAAACTGCTGCATCTGAAACGAAATCAGCAACTAGAGCGCCTGTTGTAAATGCTGCGCGGTTTCCGCCATCTGTTCCACCTGTGATTAATGCTGTACCAACTGCTGCATCTGTGGCTTTTGCATAAGCAAACTCCATTTGACGAACTAGTTCAGCAAAAAATGCTGGAGAACTTCTGTCCAGAAGCTCTAAACTGAACGACTGCTGGCCGATAAATTTTTGAACACTCACTGAAACGAACGCTGCGTTTTGGTCAGTTTCTGATGGTGTACCAAACTCTGCTGCAACTGCAACTGTTGGTGCAACTGTGATCTTAGGAATTTCAAATGTCATTCCTGCATCTGGCAATGCACCGCGTGAAATTGAATCAATAAATGGACGATCAGCGTTTGAGATTCCGTTAATGACCTCTGTTAGCTGACGAGTAGGAACTAGTCCTGCGTTATCTGTGATATCGGCTGCTGCAGCAACATACATCTTTGATGTTTCGTTGCCGAGTTGAGCGCGAACTGAATGCTCGAGATAAGAAGCCTTATCCACGATTGGGTTACGAACTGTGATTGATGTATAAGGTGCTGTTGCAGCTTTTACTTCAACTTTTGCAGCCTCTACCGTTTCTGCGGCAGGAGCGACTTCTGGAACGGTAGTGTCTGACACTTGTTCTCCTTCTGTGGTTTTTGGTGTTTCATCCTGAACATCGAGTTCAGAAACTTTGTTGTCTTCTGCGGCGACTTTTTGCACCTCGGCTCCGGGTATTGCGCCGTCTGTGACCAAGCTGACCTCTATGAGTTTAGAAGCGCTAATAGCCATAACTCCGCCTTTGTTATCCCATTCTTCAACATCTACTCCAACACTAAAGTCTGAGCGAAGCCCTGTAGCAGCTTCTTCTAATGCATCGTTGCCTGCTGTTGTCTTAGCGATCTTAAATGATGCTGTGATGCCCATATCATCCTGTGACCATTCAACAAGCTTGCCTAATGGACGAGTTTGGTCATGTTGTAGAACTAGCTTTGTGTTTTTAGAAAATTCGATTGAGTTAGGCTCAAACATTGTTGGTCCTGCTGATGTGTTGCCTTCAGCGTTCCATTGAACTATGCGACCAGCAATAATGCGAGATTCTGCATCTGCTGCCGTAAGTGTTACTGGCATAGTTATCTTCATCGGGTCTCCTCGTTATAGATTAGGTCTTCTTCTTCTTGAATCTGCTCAACGCTCATTGCGCCAATGCGATTTAAGATTTCATAAACTTGAGCGCGCTGTAATGGATCGCCACGCAAGAAATCATCTAGTGAGAAGCGAACTTCTGTTGTACTAGACACAAAATCCGCCATACTGAGCCTTTGCTCAATGGCAGTTAAAACATACTTCATTGAAAAGTCAATAAGCGCTTTACGCTCTGAAATGGCATTGCTATATGTCATGCTTGTTGTTTCGGCACTTACGAAATATGCAGGAAGGTTGCAAGCGCGAGCCAATTCGAGCGCGACATACTGACGAGCTTCATTAAGCTGTAACTTTGCAGGATCGATGCCCAGCGCTTGCAACTCTACATCTGCATTTAAGAATGCAGTTGACTTATTCAGTCTTGCCATTCTCCATGACTCAAGAAGTTTGCTAATGCGCTCTGCTGGAAGATTTGTACCGTTAGATTTTAATACTTGAAGAGGAACTGGCTCTTTAGCAAACGATTCAGCAGCCTGTTCAAGCGCATGCGCCGCGCGAATAGTGCGACCTGCTCTGTTAAGTAAGCCTTCATCTAATCCGTAGAATACAACGAGCGAACCAACACCCTGTGTAGGTACGACACTTCCATCGACTTGGTAGCCAATGATTTCTGTTTGTAAATGATTTAATTTAGGAGTTACGCGATCTGGTGCAATACGAGTCCATGCACGAACTCTTCCTGTGTCACCGTACTGCTCCATGACTTGACCATAACCGACACCATTTAGCCAAATATCTTCCGCCAGCCATGCATAGATAGCAGAGCCCGGAACTCTTGGATCTGGTTGGTTGATTACAGAAGGTGCTGCAACATGAGAACCATTTAGCTTTGAATAAACTTCGATTGGTAATCCTGCAAGTGTTGAGCAGATAATGTTACGCGCTCTTGCGATTGTTGGAATCGCCATTGCTTGACCGCGTGTAGCAGTAGATGGCGTAAATGTAAAGGGATTGAAAGATGCTGTGTTGTTAAATGGTGCAGGAGTCGAAGCTGCATCAACTGTGATTTGTTCAGGAGCAGATTGTGGCAAGAAAAATTCTTTAATTCCCATTGGACATACTATACACTATATGCCCAACTTTTAGACACTATCCTATCTGAATGTCAACTTCTGTCTCTGCGCGTGTCGCAAAGTGAGTAACCATTGCAGCCGATACTGCGCCACAGATTATTCCAGATGCTTTACGCCCCATGACCCATCCGCCATCACCTCTTTGAAGCTTTACTGCCGATAAAACTTGTTTGTCAAGTTCCTCTTGCCCTTCATGAATAATTCGACCACTAGAAACAGCCGAAACGAACTCATCGCAACTTTGCTGGTAATCCTGAGCATTGATTTCATAAATCGGGATTCCTGCTGGCGCCAATCGAGCTGCTACTGCCCCTGCTGTCGATTTTGAGTAGGCAACATAACTAACTGGAAACTTTCGAACCCATGGAGCGATGTCATTAGCCATTTGTTTATCATCTATTGAAACTGGGTTAAACCAAGTCTGCAACAGAGCGACCATAAACCGATCTGAGTCAATTCTTTGCCCTGCAACCAAACTGGCGTGTTTTCTGTCTGGACTTAAATCGATTGCCATCCAAGTATCCTTTTCGCGATCTAACTTAAATGAGTCATCCTTGCATTTCTTCCATTCTGCCTCTGAGATGACTGGATTTATCATTGAAACAAATTGGCAAAGGATTTCTGTCCTAAATATGTCCTCGCGATCTGATAATGAGTCTTTGATGTTATCTTCATGGACTGTGTGACCTAATGACGGATTGCTTTGATACCACGCCTCTTTGTCATCGATTGCAGCCCCGGGTTCTGCTGACCATTCAAACCAGCCAATAGAATCATCGGCTCCAGATGCAGCAGCTAGTCCGCGTTCTCTAAATTTAAGCAATAGAACCGATCCAGCATGACCAGCATTGGAATAGAAATAGGCTTGAGGATTTTTATTTGACATCTGAGTAAATCGCATGGATGACCAGACATCTTCTGTATCAAATTCTCGCAATTCGTCAATATGAATTACATCTGGACCTGCTATACCACGCGCTGCGCTGTTTCCTGCTCTAATGAGATAGCGCGCGCCGTTCTTAAACCTAATCTCCTGCGATCCTTTAGATTCATACTTCTTTGAAAAGTTCTCTTGCAAGATATGTGAGTCATCGATCATCTGTCCAACCTTGAAAAAGATTTCAGATGATGTTGTCAGCTTATGCGCTGTTGCTAAATGCATCTTCTCGCCTAGTCGATAAATGCCGAACAAGATTCTAAGCGCCATAAATGTTGACTTGCCCTGTTGTCTCGGCAACATGATCCCGACCAATGGATGAGCCCACCTACCATCGGCTTTGTATTTCAAGCTCTCGATTGCAAGCAATTCTTGCCACGGGAGTAATGGAAAACCGATTTCTTTGCAGAAGTCGATCATCTCTTGACCTTTTGAAGGTAAATCTAGGCTTGGTGACATGATTCTGGGAGTTTGAGAGCCATAACGAGGTTCTGTTACCCCTCCCTCAACCGATATAAGCCCATCTGAGCCGTTTTCAGCCGTCATGACTGGTTTTCGTCCGATTCGAGCCGATAATGACTTGATGATTCGTTTTTGGGGTAAAAAGAACTAGGAAGGGTCGGGGGTGTCCTGTGACTGTCAAAAAACCTACCCCCTTTGCTTGAATTACATGATGAGCATAACACTTGAAGGTTATTTAAGTTGTCATCACCACCAAGCGTACGAGGAACGATGTGATCTACTGTCAGCATCTCTTCTGTGCCACAAGCTTGACAGCATCTATCTCTATTGATTACTTGTTGTCTAATCCTACGCCACTTAGTTGTTCCACCTTTGGATGTGAGTGCTGATCTACTCAATGCCATCCTCTATCCTGGAAGTGAGACCAAGCTTTGCAAGCTGAGCCATCATATCTATGCTCTAAGTATCTCATGTGAAGTTGTATCTGTTGCATTGGATTCATATCTTTTGCTATTGGATTCTTTATCTGTAGTAATCCATAAACTCTATGAGTACCAGTTAAATTACCAATGGCTTTATGATTCCATGCTGATTCTTTACTTATCAGTAACTTAATACATTTAGCCTCAGTCTTATTCATAGTGGCATTTATGTATTTACGAGGATCATATTTGAAGGCATCTATTTGCCCAGTATTAGCAGCATACATTGGTGATAATAGAGTTATCCCAATAGCGATGGCTACCGTGCGAGCTATCCGCGAGCGGCTCGCCCTGTGCCCCTTATGGGCACTAGCCCTGAGAGTACCAGAGTCGTCAAGTATTCCGTTTAATTTTGGGCGTGTCGCCATATTTGTTCTCCAATGTACTTTGTATAACTGGGAGGAATTGACTCGACTAACTCTCCCCATATCATCCAATCAATACCCATTGCATCATTAGCTTCTTGCATAGTTTTAGCTGTATGACCTCCATTTGGTATTTCATCGCGCATTGAGCCATATATTCCTACTGGCTTTCCTTGTTCTTTGTGATTACATCCTGTTCCTTGTATAACTACATTTGATTCAAATAGCCTGTGTCTGCGTACCTTTAGCCCGAAGTGTGATCCACATACTTTAACTGGGTGTATCAATGGAGCATTAGGCACATTCTCTATGACATAGGGCAAACCAGAGGCTATAAGCGCTTCTCTGACTTCTGGGATCATGTCTATCTTGCTCGTTGATTTACCTTGAGCATTGCGTAAGTGTTTAGTTGCTGAGTGTGTCTGACATGGTGGACTGGCAGCGATAACATCAAACTGCTGTAAGAACTCTATGTTTAAGTAATCTCTAACATCGCCTCTTATGTATGTAAATGGGTAACGCTTGCCATGCTTAACATCAATGCCTGTAACTTCAAACCCAGCAGCGGCATATCCAGCGGATGCTCCTCCAGCGCCACAGAATAGGTCTAAAAGTTTCAATCCTTGCCCCATCCTTTACCCTTAAAGTGAATTGGATTAGCTGTAATCATTTTTGACATAGGTTCATTGCAGTAAGTGCATAACACTATTGGTCGATTGTGCCATCCATGATTGATCTCTTGACTGAGATTGCATCGTGTGCATTTGTAGTCATAGGCTGGCATGTTAAACATCTCCTGATCATATATGACCCACATCCAGAGCAACGGTCGATGTCTGCCTCTGTAGGTTCTTTGTCTAAGTGACCGTATTTAAGTAT